CTTTGCCGCAGATTGTGCCGCTTTTGCACCAAACCTTTGTGATGCCTTCTGTCCTGCTTTTAATGCACCTTTTACTCCTTGTCCACCTTTGAGTGCTCCTCTCATAGCACCCATCACTCTTCCACCTTTTCGGAAGATATTGAATAATGCTTTTATTCCATTCTTTAAGAACTTTGCAACAGCCTTGACTGCCTTAAAGATTTTTATAATCTTACGAACAACCTTGAATATTATTATACCACCAATCAAATAAAGTATCTTCTTCCAATGATTGGCAAGAAACTTAAATATCCCATCAATAATGCCTTGATTTGCCGCCAACCAAGGAAGTGCTTTATTAACTAAAAATCCAGTAAGGACTATTGCTAAAAAATCTTTTATCTTATCAAATATTCCCTTTGCAGGAGCAAGTATTTTATTGCCTATTCCACTTATAATACCACCAGTTTTTTTGACTGCCTCAGCACCCTTTTCTGCTTCTGCTCTTTTCTTTTTATCGGATACTGCTCTTATTTTATTAACTTCTTCTTTATCTCTCGCAATCCTAGAGGCAAAATCAATCGCTAACTGGTTTTGTATTTCTACAAGAATTCTATTTGTTTCTACTAGAGTTTGTTCAACAGGTGTAGATTCTTGCTTTAGATTTTTAGGATCTACATTAGAACCACGATAAATGCTATCATACCCCATTCCTTTGGGAACTTTCATAGCCTTGGGGGAACTTACTGCCGCAGCAGTTCCACGAAAAACTGAAGAGGAAACAGTAGTCTTCCCCAATTTAGGTCTTGATGTTAACGATGGTGCCCTAAATGCCTGACTACTAAATGCCATTCTTTTGCTGATACTTCAGGTTTTCTTCCTCAATATATTGCTGGAGAAGAGATACATAAATTTCTCTTTCCCAAGGTATCATATTTTCCAACTCTGTTAATGAGTATTTATGATGTTGCATCAAGGCAAAATTGGTCTTATAAAAGTTCTCAAGACTTTCATGCGCCATCGCTAGCTGAAAAAACTTGCCAGACCCTCCAGAACAACTTCACTTTTCACTTTTGTATTGGGATTTGTTACTTCAATGATATGAGATAACTTTGGCATAGTCTCAAAAAACTTCTCAATCTCTTTAAATTGTTTTGTATTCATCTGATCTACAAATTCTTGCAATTCTTTTTTTGTAGAATCTGATGCAGACCAAGATTCTTCTTCATTATAAATCGTATCAATACAAGAAACAATTACATCAAGTGATTTATCAACATCACTATCATTGTTTGATGTTTCGAAATTACTTTCAACAAACTGATTCAGAGAGGGATATTTCATTTTGAGGGAAAGATCATCATCTAGTTTAATGATATTGGTGTGCTTTGGATTCTTTTGAACACGAATGCTATCAATATCAATTTCTACCTGAACTTGTGTTTCTCCATCGTCAGGACAAGTGACATTAACCTCAACAGATTCTCCAACAGATTTCGCTCTTACATTTAAGAATATATACTCAATATCAAAAGTAGAAAGATCATTAATCTTAATTCCTCTTGTAAGGATACAGTCGGAAATAACAGTTTTAATTGCATTAGAAATCTGCTTCATATCTTCAGATTCCAGCGCCATAATAAGGATTTTTTCTTCTCTTACAAGGAAAGGACGATACTTGATTTTTTTTCCATTAGAAGGCAATTCCAACTCATAGGTTGGGGTATTAATTTTTGGTAAAGGCATACTAACCCATTATAAGTTCAGTTGTGATTATTTATTGACGATTTATAAACTTGATTTAAAATTGCCTTGAGGTATTTTAGTTCCACCTCTGGTTACAATTGTTCCATCAGTATTTTTTGGTCTTGGTTTTGCCTTTGTTTCTGGGTTAAGAGGAGGTGCAGGAGCATTAGATGCTTTATCCTTTTGATTCATGATATATCTATCATAAGCAAAAGTAACGGTGACTTTTACCAAATCAGCAGATCCATATGAAACTGGAATGGCACTCATTCCTTTAGGAAAAGCATTGAAGAAATCATATTGTAAATATGTTCCGCTTCGTTGATAATCTCGTTCAAATTTAGTTATTGACAATGTATCAACTTTATATCCACTTTCAGTATCATTTGGATAATTAAATCTACGATAATATCCTTTACTATTACTAGGAACTTTTTGATCTGTTCCCGAAATATAATCCATCCACCCCTCAAAAAATTTTATCATATTATAATTGTAATCAACATAGAAAGTAAAATCACTGTCAACATATAGTCTCGTATGAGCAAATTGTTGATTAATACCCTGAAAATTATCCTTTACTTCAGAGGTTGCAAAAGAACTCGTTGGTAAAGTTGCTTCTGCACACATTAATCCTACATTTCTATTGATCCAACTACTATCAACTCCATAATCTCCCTCCAAATATGAAAGAATTTTTTTAGGTATTCCAGAAATATAAACCTGATATTGATTTGATAAGGATGGTGTTACAAGATCGGATCTGTTAAGAGTCCTCATCTTGTAATTTTGAATTAGCGATTCTGCCACTCTAAATACCTTATACGAGTCTTACATTATTAAGTATTTAGATATAAATAAATGGGAATGTAAGTTTATAAATTCCTATGTTATTTGACACGAAAAATTTGAGCAAATCTCTTAATATTGATGATAATGGACCAATTGAATTTGATACAACTAAAGATGAAAAATGGGATTGTTATAATGATAAAACAATAAAAAAAATGTCAAATACTACTGCACTTTATTGGAATAATCTTTCAAAAGATCAAAGAAAAGAAAGGTTAAAAAATCACGGAATGAGTGGAAAAAAGCATTCTCAAAAAACGAAAGATAAAATGAGTAAAAGTGCTACTGGAACAAAAAGACCATCTTTACACAAAAAAGGTGCTTTAATTAAAGATGGTAAAATAGTTGAATTTTCTTGCTTATCGCATTTTTGTAGGGAGCACAAATTAAGTAGTGGTCATGTTTGCGAATTGATGCAAGGAAAAAGAAAATCTGTTAAAGGATGGAAAAATGCCTAAGAAAGAATATCTACAAGGTAAATATAAACCATCAAATCCAGAAAAATATAAAGGAGATGTTTATAATATCATTTATAGAAGTAGTTGGGAAAGAAAATTTCTCTACTACTGCGATATGAATAAAAACATTATAGAATATTCTAGTGAGGAGGTTGTTATTCCCTACAGATCACCACTGGACAATAGATACCACAGATACTTCCCAGACTTTTATATTAAGGTCAAAGAATCTAGTGGTAAAATCAAAAAAATGATTATTGAGATTAAACCACAAAAACAGTGTGTGGAACCAAAGGTTCAGAAAAGAAAGACGAAAGCATATATCTATGAAGTCGTTGAGTATGCCAAGAATCAGGCAAAGTGGAAGGCAGCAGAAGAGTGGTGTCTAGATCGTGGTTATGAGTTTAAGGTTCTTACGGAAAACGAACTCGGTATTAAGTAATGCCAAGAAAAACTCTAAAACAAAGAAGAAATCCAACAGATGATAATGATAATCGTGTGCGTGGAGTGATTGATAATTTAATTGGAACAGAGTCCTCAGATGACAAGATGGAGGAACTGATTAGTGTTCTGAGTGAAAGTGGAACGATTCCAAGTGCTGGTAAGTTTTATACTTTCTTTTATAGTGCTAAGACCAATGGAATACAATATGATGAGTTTCCATTAGTCGCAGTGACAGATGTTTATTCTTGGGGATTTCGTGGTGAAAATTTCCACTGGGGCGGTGAAATGAGAAAGTATAATTATAATCAAGTCGTTGGTCAGTTATATGAAATCTACCCAGAAGAACTTTCTGATGTGGTAGAACTTAGTTTTCGTAAAATTCGCTCTAAATAGTTAGAAAAGCGGATAAATGTCAAGGCAGTCGCGCTCTAAAGAATTAGCAGAACAAAGAGTACAAACACGGGAAGAAGCGGTAAAGAAGCAAGAAGCAGCAGATCTTGCAAGGGCTGGTGAACTTCGTACCAAAAAAGTATCTAATCGTAGAGGTCGTCAAACTGGGACTGCCTATGAAAAGTGGGATGGGAAAAAGTGGACTACGGTAACGAAAGAAGAATACGATAAAGGAAAGGAAAATAAACAAACTCCTCCAAATACTCCATCTCCTCCGACTAATGGTGCCGTATCAACACCACCCCCCAAAAAACAAGAACAGATTACAAAACCAATACCAACTCGGGGTAAAAAGGAAAAATTTAGATCTCTTAGATATCCACAAGATGCCATAGAAAAAGGACAAGATTTCATCAAATTCACTGCCATAACATATAAAAGACAAGGACTTACTGGAGGTCCTGCTGGGGCGGATAAGGCAAATATTTTAGGCACAATACTTCTTCCAATTCCCTCACAAATTAATGATAATAATACTGCAAATTATGGTGCTTCTAGCATGAACTTTCTACAACAGCAAGGACTTGCAGCAGCATCAAATTTGATTGGTGGAGATCTGGGAGGTGCAGCAGATGCAGTAAAAGGTATGGTTGGAAGTTTGGCAGGAAATCCGGAGTTAGTAAAAAATTATTTTGCTATACAGGCAGTAAATACATTTGGTGGAAATTTAAGTCTAGATCAAGTCCTTGCAAGATCTCAGGGCACTATCATTAATCCCAACCAAGAACTCCTGTTCTCTGGTCCTGGATTAAGGCAGTTTAAGTTCTCTTTTAAGTTCACTCCAAGATTCCAAAAAGAGTCTGATGAAATTAAAACCATCATAAAGGCATTTAAGAGAAATATGGCACCAAAAGGTTCTGGTGGAGCATTATTAAACACTCCAAATATTTTCCAAATACAATATATGCAAGGTGACCAGGAACATAGTTTCTTAAACAAGTTTAAGTTGTGTGCTCTTACAAATATGAGCGTTAATTATACTGGTGATGGTGTTCATGCCACTTATTATGATGGAACACCAATCTCAATGCAGATGGATTTGTCATTCAGCGAACTGACACCAATTTACAATGAAGATTATGATGAGTACGATTCAAAAGAAGAGGGAGTAGGGTACTAAAATGGGATACTTCAGAGAACTACCAAATGTTGACTATCAGTCTTTTCTATCTGATAGTCTTTCCTCACAAAGTTACATAACAGTAAAAAACTTATTCAGAAGAAACAAACTCCGTGATGATTTATCAAGAGTCTTCACTATCTTCAACAAATACGAAATTCCAGAAGGTTCTAGACCAGATCTCGTAGCAGAAGAGTTTTATGGAAATGCAGAATTAGATTGGGTGGTCTTATTAACTGCTGGCATTATTAATGTAAGAGACGAATGGCCTCTATCTAATTATCATCTCTACAAATATGCAGAAAACCTTTATGGTATAGATGAATTAAATGATGTTCGTTATTATGAAACCAAAGAGGTTAAGGATTCTAGTGGTAGATTAATTCTTCCAAAAGAAAAGGTCGTTGATTCCAATTTCACAATACCAGATCCCGATGATTACAGAGCAACATTAAATCCAGTAAGACCAGTCACAAACTGGGAATATGAAACCAGAAAGAACAACCAAAAATCTTCTATCTATTTGCTGAGAAGAGAATATCTGCAACAGTTTCTCAATGATATGAGAGAAATTATGACTTATGATTTATCTTCTGAATATGTAAGCGAAGGTCTAATTCAGACTGAGAACACTAGGGTCACTATTCCACAATAGTTTTAGATTCTTATCAAACATCATCACATATCGGTGCTTGCGGGAGCGTTCTTTCCATTCTCCCTCGGCACCTTTTATTTTGCCTCGTGAATGCTTGGTGCCGTCGGCATAGTAGAAATCTTTCTTTGCATCTGATAGACCGCAATACTTGAAATTGCAAGCCCGATAGATTGTGCCACTATGATGGTCGCTATCAGCGTATGAGATAATTGCTTTGACTTCTGTTTCCCTTCTAAGGTTTTTAATCGCCTTTGAAACGAACCAAGAAGTGATATTATACTCTCGTTCCTGAGTATCGGGGTGGATACAAAGCCTTGAGAGCTCGAAGAGTCCTTGTTGTTCATGACGTTCTAACCCAAACGCACCTTTAGCAATTTCTGGAACAGGGAGTCCAGTAAAGATACAAACTCCCTGTATGCCTCCAATATTTAGAGGTGAAAAGTCATTTTTCTTGTATAGACCGTAATTGTAACCAGATTTGAAACTTTTTGAAACATCCTTAAGATAATGAAACCGCAGAAGTAACTCTGCGGCTTCGGATTTGCTTACACGGTCTATTGTGTAATCAGACTTCACTCGTCGGCAAGGCGGGCAAAATAGGACATTGCATCATCGTCCTCATCTTCGTCAGAAGAGGCAACGGTGCGAGTGGGTTTCAGAGAAGACAGTTCATCACGGAGGTCTTCGGTGAGTTCACGGGCAGAACCACGAGTGTTGTCCTCATCAAACTCTTCGGGATCCTGGTAGCGAGGAGTGCCCTTATTACCCAGCACATAGTCAAGGCGCTTCTTCAGAGTCTCATAGTCCTTGAACTGATCAGCAGCAACCAGTTCTGCCAGAGAGTATTGACGCTTCCAGATTGCTTCCATGGCATCATCATCGTCCAGGAGTGCATCAGGACGGGCAAACTCAGAAGAGTCGTAGTTACGATAACCAGCAACGTTCTTTGCCTTCAGTTTGAAGTTAGCACCACCCCAGAAGTCAAACGGATCGATTGCTTCCTCATCCTCAAACTCAGGTTGCATGGCAGCAGTGAGTTTGTCAAAAATCTTCTTGCCAAACTTATACAGGAAGACCTTACCTTCGTTCTCGGGGTTGGCAGGATCCTTGACCACATAGATGTTGGCAATGTAGGTCAGTTTACGCTTCTGCTTGCGTGCTGCTTCCTTACCAGCATCGGTGCCGTTGTTCCACAGCATCGTGTTGTACTCAGACACAGGATCCTTCTGACCCAGGGTGGTCAGAGAGTTCTCAATGTACCAACCACCAGGACCTTGGAATGCATGACTATAGAGTTTGACGAACGGCAGGTCTTCACCATTCGGAGCAGGCAGGAAACGGATCACGGCATAACCATTGCCGCTCTTATCACACTCCAGTTTCCATTGGCGGTCATCACCACCACCGCCATTGTTATTCATTTTTTCGACTTCCTTGACCAGTTTTGCGGTCAGGTTGCCAAGTTTCGATTGCTTTTTAAGGTCTGCGAAAGACATTTGGATTACCTCGGATTGATTTGGATTCGGGGGATTTACTCGGATAGTATAGCAAGGATGCCCTCAGTCGTCAAGATATTGCTTGAGGGATTCGATTGTTTCTCTCATACTGTCGAATAAAACTTGCATATCAGTCTCTGGTGGGAAACCCATCAGTGCCACTGATTTGCGTAGGTTCTCTTTCATCTCAACCGCTTCTGGATCGTCTGAAAGAGACAATCTAGTATACATGATCCTTTGCTTTTCTAGCAAGGTCTGTAACTTTTCAACGTGTTCCATTTTGGTCTCAGCATCCATTCCACCAAAGGTCAGGATACTGCCATAGATTTCTTCCTGAAGATTATTGATTTCAGTCAGTTCGTCTTGGATAATATCAGATTTGAAAAAGTCACTCATTGATTATAGACCGCAAAATCTTACGATAATTGAACACATCAATATTTATGAACGGAGAATATTTTTTTAATTTTAAACTTACGGATTCCCACACTGGGTCCAAAAGTTGCTTATCAAACTTATTCCCGAACAGGAATATTTTATCATATATCACTAGGGTTTCTAGGGAAATTTTCCCGCCCAGGAACATTTTTAGAACGGGTGGATGACCTTTCGAACAGTCGAAAACACTCTCTAATTCGTTCTCCGAGAACAATTCGTTGCTTTGTTCTTTGAACAAGTAGGTCAAACTCTGTTGTCGTTTCGTCCATTCGGCGTAGTTTCTTTCGCCAGAATTGATAATTTCGCCAATCCATACCTGATTTACACTAGTAGATTCTACAAAGTTTGCGACCAAAAAATTAACAATCTCTTCGTCCTTATATTTACGACTTGTTTTTTCAAAGAAGTACTTATCTTTTCTCTTATTAAAGGAAGTTATAGTAGCACGAACTTTTTTATTATACTTAAAGTAGTCGTATTTTGGATTTGAAAAGTGGTTTTTTAGGGCAAGATATTCACAGTAGACTTCGAATGGTGCCACTCTCAATTTTTTTCATTATAACTATATGTATTATATCACTCTTTGTCTACACTTTCAAGTTTTTTCTTCCAATATTGTTCTCTTTTGCGGGCATTCAATCTCTCTTTGTTTTTAGCACGCCAGGCACGCTCCGTCTCTCTCCTCCTCTCTGCTCTTTTATCCCTCCACCCTTTTACCTTTTCGGGGTTTTCGTGGTAGTATTTTTTATTATACCCCCTCATATATTCTCTTTTATATTTTTTCCTTTCCTCTATGTCTAATGGCAAACTTGAACCGCCACCAATACCACCATCTTTTATATTGATTAAAATACCACCATCACATTTTCTACCATAGACAGAGATTAACCATTCTTCAAAGATGTAGGCATCTTCTTCAATATCAAAATATTTTATAATCTTAATTCTGTCTTTATCGTCAGGGCATATATCTCCGCCACCTCTAATATGAGGATTATAGCACCTTCTACCAATACCTTTACCAACATAATAAGGAGTTCTATCCTCTCTCAAATAGAGATAAACGTAATACATTTCTGCTTTGACTGTCGTTACAGTTATTTATACAAGAAAAGGGTCATAAAGACCCCATTCCGCTTGAATAACGACAGACAAGCACCATTATTTAGTCACTTTCAGCATCGACTAACTCAAGATCTTCAATACAATCAACTGTGACTTCATGGTCGGCAATGCGATACCAATGTTTCATAATTCCTAGAGTATCTTCATATTCACCAAGATACTCAATATCATCGCATTTATTCTCACGCAACCATGCTTGTAGGCGATGGTGCATTAATTCATCACGGGAAATCATAG